TCACTTGATGGACGCCTGGGCGGCCTTCGTGGCGGCCGACAAGGCCGCGCCGTCGAGAACGCGCGCCAGCTCGGAATGAGGGATCAGGGTCGCGGCCCCGAGCTTCCGGGCCGCGATCTGGCCGTCGGCGATCATTTGGTAAATCGTCGAACGGCTGACGCCGAGTACGGCGGCGGCATCCTTCGGCCTGTATGCCAGGGGCTGGGTGATCTCACCCATGGCGCACGCCTCCAGACCTCAACTCGCGCAGCGCGGCGGCCAAGCTGCGGTATGTGGCGGTGCGTCGGGTCTGCTCGAAGGCGCGCTCGTTCGACGGGTGCCTGACCGCATCCTTCTCGGTCTGTTCGGCCGCGCATTCGAGGATCCGGGCGATTAGCTCAAGGTCGGGGGCGGACTTGATCGTCTCGAACCGGCCGTCACGGAATTCACCTACCTCGCGAGCCCAGAGCCTGCCATCCTCGCCACGGTATACGACGAGCTTGCTGCCCTCCATGACGGGGGCATAGGCGATCTGGAGCTCGGCCACGCCCAGCACCTCGTACTCGGTGCCGTGCTGCCGGTGGCGGACGCGCTCACACATGGCAGACCTCCGGCGTTTCTGCGAACAGATCTCCGCTCGCCCCTTCGGCATCGGCTTCCGCACGGAGCTTGCGCGCGATCGCCTGCATGAGCGCTGTCTGGCGATCGGCGAAGGCTTGCGTCATGCGCGAGGACCCGACGAGGCGCGGATAGACCTGCTGCCTTTGGCGGACCTCGCGCTCGGCGCAATCGGCGAGTTCGAAAATGGCGAAACCTTCGCCAGTAATGGTGCCAATCACGGCCATGATCATGCCGCCTCCGCACAACCGATGGCTAGGAGCCGTAAGACTCGCGCCTCAACCTCGCCGAGGAAGCTGCGCACGGCCACCTCATCCTTCGCGATCTCCGCCTCGTCCCGGTGCAGCCGCTTGACCCAGAGCCGCAGAGCCGGAGGCACGCTCGGATGCCAGGTGGCGAAGTCGCACCACACCCGGCCCGTGCAGGCCATCTGCCAGCGCATCTGCGGCAGATGGTCCTCCGGGATCTCGCCGGACAGCAGCGTCTCCAAGTGCGTGCGCAGTGTCGGGCACTTGAACTCGACGAGGCCGTCCGCGCCGACGAGCCGATCCGGGCTGGCCCCGGCCATGGTGATCGTGGGGTGATCCACGAACCCGACCTTCACGGTGTCGACCCCGTACAGGAACTCGTAGGCGTCGCAGGCCTGCGGCTCCCGTTCCGAGCCCTCGAGCATCGCGGCGGTCAGGTAGTGCTGCGTCGCGAGTCCCGTCAGGCGCTCGCCCACAAGCTCCATCAGGTAGCGCTCGTGCTCCGCGGTCGGTTTGCCGTCACGCTTGACCGCCAGCACGTGGGCGACGCGCGAGGCGGTGACCTTGCCGCAGCGGGCGTCCAGCCACGCGGCGCTGCCCTGGATCATCTCGGCCATGTCAGCGGCCCTCCGGCCGGGCGCGTCGGGCGACGGCACGCTCGATGGCGTCCAGGGCCTCGCCGTAGAGCGCGGCCGGCAGGTCCGGCACGCTCTCGACGGCGAAGACGCGCAGGAACTTCCCCGGGGCGATCCCGTGCTTGGTGAGGAGATTGCGCAACGTCTCGGCCTGTGCGTCCGAGATCACGTCCTCGGACGCGTCCGCCGCGGGCGCCCCGTCGGTGTCGTCCGGGTCGTTGGTCAGGGCAATGTTGAAGACCTGCAGGACGAGGTAACGGCGCGCGTAGGTGATCGTCGACCCGATGCCCTGGATGGGCGTCTTGTTGGCTTTCCCCTGTGCGCCCGCCGTGTCGGGCGGCAAGTCGAGGTGGTAGGCGCGCTCGTGCCCCGCCTCGTGGGCGCAGGTGCATTTCACCCGCAGATGCCCCTGGATCGGCGACGCCTCGGTGTCGAACGAGAGCGAGAAGCCGTGCCGGGCGATGACCGGCTGCGTGGCCCGCGCGATCGTCTCCAGGCGCGCGTAGGGGGCGCCGGAATGCGTGTTCCGGGCATCGCGCAGGACCCGCGGCAGCTCGGCCTGACAGGCCGCCATGGCGGCGATGAAGGCCACCCGGGCGCGCTCGGCCCGATCCTCCCGGGCCATGACCAGGAACCGTTCGACCCGGTCGGGATCGACGTTCGGATCGCGCGCCATCCGCTCGATGATTGAGAGGACCGTGGCGCCCTCGGTTGGCGAGGCCGCTGTCACGGCCTCGGACGTCGCCTCGGTGGCGATGATCTGCATCTGCGGCTGACTCACCGGCTGCTCTCCCCTCTCTCGCTGCGGGCGGTCACCGGCGCCGCCCGGTCGTGACGGTACCGAGGTCGGCCAGGATGGCGGCGCGGTCGGCATCGGTCTCGGCCAGCCGGTGCGCGTGCAGTTCGGTCACGGCTGGCGGCAGCCCGTCGATCAGGGCCTGCGCCGAAGCGAGGCCGCGGACGATCGAGACGCCCCGGATCTCGGCGAGGCCGGAGCCGTCCCGGCCCACCAGGATCACGACGGCGTCGCGCAGATCCTCGGCATCGACGACCGGGACGGGCAAGACCCGCACGACGTAGCGGCGGCCGCACCGGCCGCGCCAAGCGGACAGGGGCATGACGGGGCTCCCGCGCAGGCCCGCGGTGGAGCGCAGGCGCTCCTCGCGCGGCAGGCGTTCGGCGGCCGCCCGGTCGGCCGGCGCGATCTGGAGGGCGAAGCGGCGGGCCGCCTGCTGGTTGGCGAGGACGGCCGCCTGCGCGTCCAGTCGAACACGCCGTTCCTCGAGGGTCAGGTGATCGAAGGCATGGCCGGCCATGGTCAGGCGGCCTCGCGGATCTGGTCGGCTTCACAATCCGCGATTGCCGCCAGCTCGTCGGCCTCCTCGGCCTCACGCTCCTCGATCCAATGGCGTGCGGCCGCGATGCAGTCGAAGCCCTCGGCCTCAAGCCCGCGGGTGCTGCGGACGGCCCAGGCGCCGTCGAGCGCGCTGACCCAGTAGTCGGACGGATGCCGGAGTTTGTCGGTGCAGGGGGGTCGGGTGGGGAAGATGGACATCCGCGGCTCCATCGCTGAGGCGACGAGGCAAGTTATCCACGTTTCGTGGACATATCAAGCAACTTGTCCACGAAACGTGGATGAGCTTGTCGCGGTACAGATCTTTCCACTGCTTAGACGCCACCCTCTGGTGCCTTCTGCGCAGACAAACTAAGATCAAAGGCTACATGGGGGTTGCGTCATGTCGAATAAGAAGGGGCAACTTAGTCACGCTGATCACAACATCAAGGCGCTTGGTTTGCAGATAGCCATCCAATTGCCTCGCGATAAGGAAAAGGCGCTCGCGATTATTGAGCACGCGCGCTGGCTGGTGACCAACTATCTTCATTCCGGCGAGGATGAGGCGTGCGTGGAGCCGACGAAGCGCGAACTTAAGATCGTCAGCTGAGGTCAGGCTGCCCGATCGGAGCTGCGCTGGGCCAGTATTCGCTGCGCGAAGCTGTGCGAGGTCCCAGCCAGGTCGCCGTGATAGATCCAGTTAAAGTCTAGCTTGGCATTCGGAAATGCATTGATCACGAGAACGGCCATGGCCGGCTTCATCAGCCGGCGGCCCGCCTCGTAATTTTCGAGCTGCGTCTTGGAGAAGCCCACCGCCTCGTAAAATTCTCGCGGTGATAGGTCCAGCGCCTCGCGCGTCTCGCGCAGGCGGCGGCCGATCGACTCCTGACTTTCCGGCGCATCGCTTCTCTCGGGCATAGCCACACAATGCGTCCGTCCACGTTCCGTGGCTAGAAACGTTTTGTGGACTTGACCTATCCACGTATTGTGGACAAACTGCGGGCATGCACGAGCCGCCCCCCCTCCTCCGAACCACCGATGCGGTGATCGACCTGCTCGGCGGAAATGGCCCGACAGGCGAGATCGTCGGCGCGAAGCCGAAGACAGTCTCGAACTGGCGGGAGGCCGCACGCGGTCGATTTCCAGCCGATACCTTCCTGGCGCTGAACCGCGCTCTGGAGCGGCGAGGACGAGCAGCCTCGCCAAGCCTCTGGGGCATGGTCGATGACTTTGACGGCGGCCCCTCTGGAGTCGCCGCATGAGCACGCGCTTAGCTCCCTCCGAGATCGTTCACGCCGCGCGCCGGTCAGCGCTGATTTTAGATATCGCGTCGCCGCCGCAGCGCGCCGTCGACTGGAACACCTGCTCAATCCGTGAGGCGCCGCAAGACGGTGCTCACTCGGCCTGCAGCCGGACAGCTCGCGACGCCGAGACGCGGACGATCGCGTGACCTTCGCCCCGCTCGCGCCGATGGGGAAACGGCTACTCCGCGGCCATCGCCTCGGCTGTCTCGGCCACGTCGAGCAGTGCGGCGGCCAAGGAACGCGCCTGTTTCGTGCGCATGCCGATAGTATGCATCACAGGTTCGGACGATGGGTTGACGTTCTCGGCGCGACTGCCCGTGATCTCCACGACGTAGGGCCCACCGGGTCCCGGCAGCGGGATGATGTGAAAGCCGGCCAGCGGGTGGATATCCGGCTTGCTGATCATGTCCAGGCCTCCGAAAGCAGCCGCTTTGCAACAGATCGACTCACGGATCCGATCGGACGTGTCGGGATCATCTTGATAGGCCGGCGCGAAATCTGCCAGCCGCCGACCTGCGAAGAGGCTCACCCTGCTGGCAATGATTGCGTGAGCGGTGGCGCCCTGCTCGGCCGCGAGATCTCGCTCAAGATTGTTGGGCCGCCGGCGGGCCTTCGGAGGTCGGACACATGAGCCTCCCAAACGCGATCACCGCGCGCCTTGAGGCGATCCGGCCGGAATACCGGGCACCCCCGCACAACGTCGACGCGGAGCAGGCGCTGCTCGGCGCGATCCTAGTCAACAACGACGCCTATCACCGCGTGGCGGACTTCCTGCTGCCGGAGCACTTCATGGAGGAGGCCCACCGCAAAATCTTCGCGGTCGCCGGTGCCCTGATCTGCGCCGGAACCGTCGCCACGCCGATCACCCTGAAGACCTATCTGGGCGATGCCGATTTCGGCGGTCAGACGGTCATTCAGTACCTCGCGCGGCTCGCCTCCGACGCGACCACGGTGATCAATGCGAGCGCCTACGCCCGCACGATCCACGATCTCGCCGTCCGCCGCCGGCTGATCACCATCGGCGAGGAGTTGGTGAACGGCGCCTACGAGGCCCCGGTCGAGCAGGCACCCCGGGACCTGATCGAGATCACCGAATCCCGCCTGCTCGACCTCGTCGACGCCGAGCCCGGACTGGGCTCGACGGCACAGAGCGCGGCGCAGTCCGCCGCCTGGATGCGCGAGCGGATCGGCGGCCTACGCTCCGGGCTCCTCCGCTCCACCGCGATCCCGACGGGCCTGCCCGACTTGGACCGCGCCACCAACGGCGGATTCCAGCGCGGCCAGCTCTGGATCCTCGCCGGGCGTCCCGGCATGGGCAAGACGGTCGCGATGACGACGCTCAGCCGCCTCGCCGCCCGCACGGCCGGCGTCCTCGCCTTCCAGTGCGAGGTGACGCGGGACCAACAGATGGCCCGCTACCTCGCCGACCTGTCCTACCGGCACAACCGCCCGCTGCCGTTCGGCCGGGTCATGGCGGCCGTTGACCTCGACGAGGAAGAGATGGCGCGCCTCGACGAGGCGATGCGGCGGTTCGAGCGCCTGCACCTCACCCTGATCTGCGACCCCAGCGTCGGCCTCGCGCAGATCGCCGCGGCCGTGAAGGTCGAGAAGCGGCGTCTCGCCCGGCAGGACATCGCCCTCGGCGTCGTGTTCATCGACTATCTGAAGTTCATCAGGGTCTCGGACCGGTACCAGGGCAACCGGGTGCTGGAGATCGGCGAGATCACGGGCGGCCTGAAACAGCTCGCCAAGGCCGAGGACATCTGCGTGGTGCTGCTGACGCAGCTCAACCGCGCCGTCGAGGCCAAGGACCGGGCCGACCGCCGCCCGAACCTCGCGGACCTGCGCGATTCCGGCGAGATCGAGCAGGACGCCGACGCGGTGCTGATGCTGTACCGCGAGGCCTACTACCTGGAGCGCAAGCTGAAGGCCTCCGGCGGCGATCCCGAGATCGGTGCGCGCCTGATCGAGCGGCAGAACGCCCTCGAGCTCATCCTCGCCAAGAACCGCTCCGGCCCCTGCCCCACGCTCGACCTGTGGTGCGACGTGGCCGCCTCCGCCATCGCCCAGACTGCACGAGGCCCGCTATGAGCCAGCATTCCGCCGCGTCCACGCCCTTGCCCGATCCGCTGGTGCCGGCCGACATCGACGTGGATGGGATTCACGGCTTCCTGCTGCACACGGACCGGCTGTTCCACTCGGAGCTGTGGGCGCTCTCGACCGGCGACGAGTTTAAGGCCGCGGTCGCCTTGTGGTGCCACGCCTGGCGGCAGCGCCCGGCGGGCTCGCTGCCCGACGACGACCGGCTGCTCGCCGCCTTCTCCGGGGCGGGCCCGCGCTGGAAGAAGGTGCGGACGATGGCCCTGCGCGGCTTCGTCCTGTGCGCGGACGGCCGCTACTATCACCGGGTCCTGTGCGAGGACGTGTTGCGCGCCGCGGAGGCGAAGGACGCGCGGCGCGAGCGGACCGCCGCGGCCACGCGGGCTCGTCAGCGCAAGAGTGATCCGGAGAAGACCCCGCCCGACGGCGAAAAACTCAATCTTCTCAACGAAACGGCCGACCGTAACGATGGTCGTCACGATCAACGTCACGACCCACGCGACGATCGACGTGACGATACCGTCACGGTCGCCACGCGCGGACCGTTACGTTCACCAAGGGAAGGGGAAGAAGAAGGGAAGAAGAAAGATATACCGGCGGCCGCCTGTGATCCTGTACCCCGCGCGGACGGCGCGCCGCCCTGGAACAACCGGGCGAACTTCGACCGGGTCGAGCACCGGTGCCGGACCGCCCTGCCACCGGGCTGGTGCCTGGACCCCGTCGTGGGCCCAATGGCGCGGTTGGAGGCGGACGGCCTCGACCTTGAGGGGGAGATCGTCCCGGCGATCCTCGACCTCGCGGTCAGTCGCCGCGTGCCGATCCGGACCTGGGCGCTCCTGGCCAACGCGGTCGCCGAGTGCGTGGCCGCCCAGCGCCGGAGCCGCGCCGCGCAGGGCCTCTCCGCCGTGCCGCCGGCGCCGGTACCGCCCGACGAGATGATCGAACTGCCCGGCGGCCTGCGCTGGCCCGAGGCCGACCTGCGGACCTGGATCGCCCGATTCCGCGAGAACCCGGCGACGTGGTCGGAATCGCTGTTCGGCCCGCCCCCGGGCCAGCCCGGATGCCGGATCCCGCCGCGGCTGCTGATCGGCGAGGCCGCGTGATGGCGCTGTGCAGCGCCGGCCCGCGTCCTGCGGCCGAGGTCATCACGTGCGATCGAGGAGCGTGACATGGGTCGGAAGCGCGGAACGAACGGGTCCCGGATCAGGGCCGAGCACGCGGTGATCGACCAGAGCCTGACGTGGTTCGTGGTCCACACGCTGCCGCTGCACGAGGCCTCGGCCGCCGAGGAATTCGGGAAACTGGCCATGGACTGGTGGCTGCCGCGCTACCGCGTCACCGTGGTCCGGCGCGGGCGCAAGATCGACACGCAGGCGATCTTTTTCGCCTCGTACCTGTTCGTCGGGCTCGACAGAGACCGTCACGCCGGACGGTGGACCGAGCCGCTGTTCGACAGCCGCCACGTCATCGACGTGCTCGGTCGGCGCGCGCCGCTGGAGATCCCGGGCTCGGTCCTGCAGGCGCTGTCCGATCGGATCGCGGGCGTCGACGAGACGGACCGGGCGAAGCGGCGCCGGGATGCCGCGTTGCTTCAGGTCGGCGAGCTGCGCCGGATCTTGAACGGGCCGTTCATGTCGTTCTTCGCCGAGGTCCAGGATGTTCTCAGCAACGGGCTCGTGCGCGCGGAGGTCAGCCTCTTCGGCCGCGCGACGCCGGTCGAATTCACACCCGACCAACTTGGCGATCCGGTTGCGGCTTGACTTGGAAAGCCGGATCTGAGTCTATTCCGGCCGTGGACGGCCGGATCGTGAGCTGCGCTCGGTGGAGGGTGCGCCTGCCGGAACTACCGGATCACGTGTCAGCGTCGGGACGACTTGCCCACGCGCGACATGCACAGCCCGGATTGTGCGCTCGATCGGCTGACTCAGCTCCGCAGAGCCATAGTGCCCCGAATCTCGCCGCCGCGACCCCGAATAAAATAACCTCGGAAATTCGATGCCCCGTGGACGGCCGAAGGGCGCGCGCAACAAGGCCACGGCGGAGATCAAGACGCTCTGCCAGGAGCACGGCCCGAAGATGGTCGCGCGCCTCGTGGCCATCGCCAGCAACGCGAAGACGCCGGAGAACGCGGCGGTTGCGGCGATCCGGGAGATCCTCGACCGCGGCTACGGCAAGCCGACCCAGGCGCACGAGCACGGCGGCGTCGGCGGTGGTCCGATCGCGGTCGACCTGACGGGCGCAACCGATGAGCAACTGGCCGCGCTCGCGAGTCTCTTCGGTCCGCTTGCCGCCGCCGGCGCAGCTGCTGACGGCGATCCGGGCGGAACAGGCGCGGCGTAGCGAGAAGGCCGAGCGCGAGCGGGTCCGCATCCGCTGCGCGGCGCTCGCCGGCTTCGTCCAGGAGGCGTGGCACGTCCTGGAGCCCAACCAGCCCTACGTGCACGGCTGGCACATCGAGGCGCTCTGCGCGCATCTGGAGGCGATCACCCACGGCCGCTTCCTTGCCCTCGGGCTGGAGAACCGGTTGCTGATCAACGTACCGCCGGGCACGATGAAGTCGCTCATCGTCTCGGTGTTCTGGCCGGCCTGGGAATGGGGGCCTTGCGGGTTCGCAGGTCTGCGGTACCTCACCACCTCGTACAAGGAGGACTTCGTCAAACGCGACGCGCGGCGCATGCGCGACCTCGTGTCGAGCGCGTGGTACCGGGCGCTCTGGCCCCACATCGTGCTGTCTCGCTCCGGCGAGATTTCGTTCGCCAACACGGCGACCGGCTCGCGCGAGGGCATGCCGTTCGCCTCGCTGACCGCGGGTCGCGGCGACCGGGTCATCATCGACGATCCCCACTCGACCGAGACCGCCGAGAGCGAGATTGAGCGCGAGCGGACCCTGCGCATCTTCCGGGAATCGGTGACGACGCGCCTCAATGACCCGGCGCGCTCGGCGATCGTGGTCATCATGCAGCGCCTGCACGAGCGCGACGTCTCGGGCGAGATCCTGCGGCTCGGCCTGGACTACGTCCATCTGATGCTGCCGATGGAGTTCGAGCCGGACCGCTCCTGCCGGACGCCGATCTTTGCCGACCCGCGCACGCTGGACGGCGAGCTGCTGTTCCCCGAGCGCTTCCCGCGGGCGGTGGTCGAGCGCGACAAGATCCCACTTGGCGCCTACGCGGTGGCCGGTCAGTTCCAGCAGCGGCCGGCCCCGCGCGAGGGTGGCCTGTTCGACCGGGCGGGGTTCGGGATCGTCGATGCCCTGCCGCCGATCGAGAAGTGGGTGCGCGCCTGGGACTTCGCCGGCACGAAGAAGCGGCCCGGGGCCGATCCGGATTGGACGGTCGGCGTGAAGATGGGCCGCGGGGCGGACAAGCGGTTCTACATCGCCGACGTGGTGCGGGTGCGCGAGACGCCGGGCAAGGTCCGGCAGCGGCTGATCAACACCGCCGGCCAGGACGGAGCTTCTGTGGGCATCCGGATCCCGAAGGATGCGGGGCAGGCCGGCATCGCGCAGGCTGAGGACTACGTCACGGCACTCGCGGGCTTCATCGTCAGCGCCGTGGCGCCGACCGGGTCGAAAGACGTGCGTGCCAAGCCACTCTCCAGCCAGGTCGAGGTCGGCAACGTGCTGCTCCTGCGCGGGCCCTGGAACGAGGCGTTCCTGGAGGAGCTGGGCATGTTCCCGGCCGGCAGCCACGATGACCAGGTGGACGCAGCCGCAGACGCGTTCAACGAGCTGGCCGGCATCCTGCCGGGCGAGGGGCTGATCGAATTCTACCGGCGCCTGAGCGCGGTCGGCTCAGCTTCAGAGAGCTTCCGCTACGGGTGGTCCATGTCGAGCTGCGCCGCCGAGGGCTCGACAATCGAGTTGGTGGCACCGGCCGGCACAGGGGCAGTGATCGGCTTGTCTGGGGCACGCTATACGCCTGATACTCATGGGCGTATCGCGGTCGTGACCACGGACGCCGGGCCGCTGCTGGCCTGTGGTTTCAGCCATGCAGCCGAGGCGATCTGAAGGTCTCTCTTGAATGGTTTCCTGCCTGTCCGCTTTCCGCTGGTAAATGAGTCGAAGCGGACATAGCCCCAGAAATTTGATCGCGTGGCGTGGTCTACCTACGCCACACCCGTGGAGGCAGATATCACCGTTGGGGCACGCACTGAAGCTGGTGCATAGGCGGCGTCTTCAAAGGGACAGGAAACGCTGGACAAAGGGTTCGCCGTAGACGGCGCGTACCTTCCGCGTAACCTCGGCGAGAAAGTCGTTATCGCCCCAATTCCGCAGCATCTCAGCGATATCAACGCGCGTGTCCTCCGCTTCTATGATGGACGTGGAAACTACGGCACCCAGGTAATCGGACAGAAGCGACTGAGTGGCGTAGAGGCGGCCGCGGTCCACCATCGCCTCGTCATTGCCTGCGACTGGCGCCCGCTCTCTGCCCACCACGAAGTCCTTGAGGACGTAGGTGCGTGGTAAAATACATGTGTTGCGGTCACGTCCACAGTATGATTCCAAGTAGGTCGCTTGGTTGATCGCGAACACTTCGTGGAGTTCTTGAAAGTATAGGGGTGATGACCACTCAGCCTTGGGGTTTCCCACGAGAATGTCGACCCACGGCGTAGGATCTGCGGCATTCCACGAGCGCTTCACGGGAGACTCCAGAGGTCCACGGAACAAGCGCGGTATCATCCCCCGAGTGCTCAGGCTAAGCCCCGTCGTGGGATAGCTGTCGTCGCCAAATAGGTACTGACCGATTTCCGAGTGCTCTCGAACCTCCGCGCGGTCCGGGTCCCGGAGAAGCGGCCAGTCGTCGATCACGTGTGTGAGCAGCGCCGCCATCCGGTAACTCGGCCAGTTGCGGTGGAAATCTACTTTTAGCGTCCGAGGTTCATCAACCGCAGTGGCGGAGCGTTGGCTGAAGTCCTTGAACCCGTAGTAACCGCAGTTCGGGTCAATCCGACCGCCGAGAGCTTGGTCGGTTATATATTGCAGATGGATTGGCGAGTAGTGTTCCGACACCCAGCGCTCAAGGACCGCGTGGGCGTTCGCCGAAAGGGCTTCTTTGGCGCGGCCCAATACATCTACGCTGTCTTCGCTCGTGCCAACCATCTCGATGATGGCGAGCTCCTTAGCATAAGCTCTCAGCTCAAAGATGTCAGCAAATGACATAAAGTACGAACTGCGCATCGGTGGGCGCGGTGCATCTGTCTCGACCCATTCTTGTACAGGCACGCGCTCGTAATCTTCAGGCTGAAACGGATTATTAGTCAGGAAGCGGTCGTGGATAGCCGCGGCTGTCATGTTGAGCGCCTCGGCGTAGCGCGGGAACGGCGGGCACGGGTCCCGGAACAACCCGTGCGTTACGCGCTCCAATCCATCCACTGCGTTGAGCATCTGTTCGCAGTAATCATTGAGAACAGCTGCGCGCCCAGGCTGATTAAGCCAGTAGGCCCCGAATTGGCTGCGCTCGGCGAGCCGTGACCTGACTAACTGCATGGCTTCTGGCGTCCGCAGCCATTCACGCAGCGTCCCCTGCACGTGCTCCGACAGGTTTAGTTCGCGCAAGAAGCCCACATACAGATCGCCGTGCCGCCGCACTGCATCCCAGACACGCCAGTAGAAGGCGCCGGCCGGGAGGCTGGTGATGTCAGAATGGTGTTTCGCTTCGTGAAAGAAGGTCAGAACTGCCCGTCGTTCCGACGGGTCGAGCCCGTCCCAGTAGCCCTCAAATATGCCATCACCGCGGATCCTCTGGTGTTCGGCATCCCACATGCCAGCTTTTTCGAACGTCGCTCGATCTCCTTCCGTAACAAGAACCTGCGTCAGTACGAGAAAATACCCGAAGACTCCTGAGGGAATGCGGCTCATTTCTTCGGCGTCTTCTTGCCGGACTTCTCAACAACTTCTTCCGCGGCAGCCTTCGGATCTCGATCCTGTAGCTCGATCTCGATGCCTAAAACCTTCACGCGCTTCGCCTTGCGGCTCATCAAATATAGGAATGCCAGTTCCAGAGCGGTCTTGATATTCTCGGGATCAAGAATGTCGATGATGAGCGACTGGATCGCTGGGTCTATAGACGCAAGGCTGCCGGGTGGACGCCGCCACGGTTTGGCGACTCCCTGGCCTTTGAGAGCGATCGTCAGGGCCGCTGAGATCGTCTGGTCATCGTCATCGAGCCGCGCGAAGTCGAGCCGATAGCTATCTGTCACGTGCTTCTCCGGATGAGTACGCGTCTCTGCGACCTTGTCGGATTACAGAAGGTTGTAACCGGCCGCAGCCGCGTCAAGGTGGCGGCCATTTGGAATGCATCGTGATTTGCGGCTAAGCTATGAGAGCTCAGCGCTATATCCCCCTGATCCTACCGGCTCGGCGCAAATGACCGCGCTTCACCGTGAGCTGAAGTCGCCGAACGGCGCACCAATGGCCGCTCTTGGCAAGCGCCCATGGCAGACCGGACAGCCGGGTTGGGTCGCAAGCGGACGGCCCTGATCCTCCGCCTTCGATCGCAGGCTTAGCGCGCTCCAGGCGCCTCTTCTCGCTCCGCCAAAGGGCAACCGGATTTGGCCTCACCCTCGCGCGGCGGCCTGGCGGGCCTCTCGCTCACACCGCTGGCCTACACCCTCACCTATGGAAGCGCGGGCTCTGGCTCGACGACCGGCCAGGTCTTGGGCTGGTTCGGTCCGTCGGCGCCGATGCGCCCGTCCGCGCCTGCAGAGGTCGCCGGCCGCCGCTTCGACTACCCGACCGGCTACAACCTCAACACCACGGCGCGCGCCTACGAGCCGGTCTCGTTCGCGCAGTTGCGCCGGCTCGCCGACGGCTACGACCTCCTGCGGCTCGTGATCGAGACGCGGAAGGATCAGGCCGCCCGGATGAAGTGGGCGATCAAGCCACGCGACAGCGGGAAACCGGCCGTCGCGAAGGCCGCGGCGATCACCGCCTTTCTCGCCAAGCCCGACGGCGTGCATCCCTGGACCGACTGGCTGCGGATGGGCCTGGAGGACGTGTTGGTCCTCGACGCCTGGACGACCTTCAAGCAGCGCTCTCGTGTCGGCGACCTCCTCGCCCTGGAGCCGATCGACGGTGCCACCATCAAGCCGATCCTCGGCGAGAACGGCCGCGTGCCGATGCCGTGGGTGCAGGGCGGCCGGACCGTCTGGCCTGAGGCCTACCAGCAGATCCTCAAGGGCCTGCCGGCGGTGAACTACACCGCCCGCGAGCTGCTCTACCGCCCGCGCAATCTGCGCACCGACCGCGTCTACGGCTTCTCGCCGGTCGAGCAGGTGATGACCACCGTCAACATCGCCCTGCGCCGGCAGGTGATGACCCTGGAGTACTTCACCAGCGGCACCGTGCCGGACGCGCTGATCGGAGTGCCCGAGACCTGGGGCCCGGACCAGATCGCGACCTACCAGACCTACTGGGACTCGCTCTTCACCGACAACCTGGCCGCCCGGCGCCGCGCCCGCTTCGTCCCCGGCAAGATCGCGCTGCACCAGACCAGCGAGCCCCAGCTCAAGGGCGAGTTCGACGAGTGGCTGTCGCGGGTGGTGTGCTTCGCCTTCTCGATCTCGCCCCAGGCGCTGATCAAGCAGATGAACCGCGCCTCGGCCGACACGCAGAAGGAACTCGCCGAGGAGGAGGGCCTCGCCCCGCTTCTCGACTGGATCAAGGGTGTCCTGGACGAGGTGATCGCCGACGACCTCGCCGCGCCCGAACTGGAGTTCGCGTGGCAGGAGGACGAGCAGATCGACGAGGCCGCGCAGGCCGAGCGCCTGCGCGGGCTGACCGCGGGCGGGCTGATGCGGCTCAACGAGGGCCGCAAGATCCTGGGCCTCGATCCCGATCCGAGCCCGGCCGCCGACGTCCTGATGGTGATGACCGGCGCGGGCCTCGTGCCCATCGACGCGAACACGCTGGCGGGCAAGAAGGCGGCGCTCGACGCGTTCGGGCCGCCGCCTGGACCGAGCGGATTCGGCGACCCCGGGCAAGACGCCGAGGATCGGGACGACAACTCATCGGACGCAGTCGGCAAGTTGCTCGGCAAGTTCGACGAGGCTCAGCCGCGGGACGCGCGCGGCCGCTGGACCGATGGAACCGCAGGCGGCGAAGCGGACGAGACCGCCGAGCGCGCCGCGTTCAAGCGCACCGTCCTACGCACCGCGATCGGCGGGGCGGTGATCGCCGCAGGCGCAATCGTCACGGCCGCGTCCGGCGGCACCGTGCCGGCCGCGGTCGAAGCGGCGGTCTGGATCGCCGAGAACTACCTGCTCGGTGACGCGCTGGTCACGGCTGGCCGCCACATCGGCGCGCATCTCGGCTACGACGACGAGGAGGTCGCGCGGATGCTCGACCACCTCGCCGGCGCGGTCGGGTTCGGCAAGGCGGCCGGGAACGCCGCTGGGGTCGAGCGGGCCCGCGCGCGGCTCGCCGAGCTGGTGGACGCCGCGCTCGACGCGATGATCGCTTCCATCCGCGAAGCCGGCCTCGACGCCGACCGCCGCAGCGCCATCGTGGCTGCCCTGGAGGATCTGCGCGGCCGCCTCACGGCGCGGATCGCGCATCTGCCAGCGCCGGCTCACAAGGCCGTCGGTGCGGAACTCACGAAGCGCCGGGTGTGGAGGCCGGCCGATCCCGTCCCTTTCGACCGGCCGGCGACGCGCCGGGCCATGCATGCGATTGCGGGGCGGCTGGAGACAGCTCTGGCGGCTACCCGTTCTGACGTGGTCGCCGAGCTGCGCGGGCGCGGCAAGCTCACCAAGGCCGGAACGGAGCCCGACGACGCTGACGCGCTGCGCCGCGCGCTGGACGCCTTTCTCGACGAGTTCGACTTCGCGGATCTGCGCGCGGTTGCGCCGGAGGTGGCCGACGAGCTGGAGGCCGTCGCCGCCGATGCGAGCCGCCGCGCTCTGGTGCAGATTGGCGCCGCCAGCCGTGAAGAGCTGGTCGACCGCATGAACACCCGGGCGGTCGCCGCCGCCCGGGCTCGGGCGGCCGAGATGGTCGGGATGCGCTTCGACGCCGACGGGCGACTCGTGCCGTCGGCCGACGCGCGGATGGTGATCACAGAGGCGACTCGCGCGCGGCTGCGCGAGACCGTCGCGTCGGGCCTAGAGCGCAACCTCGGCCTCGACGCCATCACGGAGGCGATCGAGGCGGACTACGCCTTCTCGGCAGAGCGGGCAGCACGCATCGCCGAGTACGAGGTGGCCAGCGCCAACGGCGCGGCGTCGCTGGAGAGCTACCGGAAGGCGGTCGAGGACGGCATCGCAGTCCGCAAGGCGTGGTGGGCCGAGGAGGGCTGCTGCGCGGTCTGCCAGGCCAACGCGGATGCCGGCGCGATCGATCTGGAGGACGCGTTTCCGAGCGGAGACGACGCGACGCCCGCGCACCCGTCCTGCCGCTGCGTGGTGGTGCCGGTCGTCGCAGAAGACGTGTCCGTCGACTAGGCGCTCAGCCCGCCGAAGCTCCCGCAGGGCAAGTCTCCCCGGCCCCAAGTCGACATCGCTTCCACGAGCGCCGCACCCGTCGGCCAGGTCCTGAGCCGCAGCGCGCCACCACGTCTCCGTCGGAGCCTCTTATGCCCGAGCTGTCCCTGTTCCTGCCGCTGACGAAGGTCGATGCGGCCAACCGGCTCGTCTTCGGCCTCGCCACCGCCGAGACCCCGGACCGCGCCGGCGAGGTCTGCGACTACGCCTCGACAAAGCCATTCTACGAAAGGTGGTCGGGCGGCATCGCCAAGGCGACGGACGGCCGCTCGCTGGGCAACCTGCGGGCGATGCATGGCAAGGTCGCGGCCGGAAAGGTCACGCAGATCGCCTTCAACGACGACGCCCGGCAGATCGAGATCTGCGCAAAGGTGGTGGACGACGCGGAATGGAAGAAGGTCGAGGAGGGGGTCTACACGGGGTTCTCGCAGGGCGGTGCGTACGCCAAGCGCTGGCGTGGCGAGGACGGCCTGATGCGCTACACGGCCGATCCGAGCGAGGTCAGCCTCGTGGACCTGCCCTGCCTGCCCTCGGCGACGTTCCAGGTGCTCAAAGCAGACGGCGCGGCCGAGACGCGGGCGTTCGCGGAGTCCGTACGGATTGCCCCGCCGCCGGAGCCCAGCAACGCGGCCATCCTCGCCAAGGCTGAGGATCTTGCCGCGGCAGCCGGTCGGCCGGGTGAGGTCGGCGACTTCGTGGCGCCGGCGCGCGACGCATTGGTGAAGGCGGCCGAGGCCGAGGCGCTGGCCAAGGCGCGGCCCGTCCCCGAGGCGTCGGGCTCCGCGCCCGCGAGCGAGGGCGAGGTCGAGCAGGTCTGGAAGGCGAAGGACGGCAGCACCTTCGCCAGGAAGGCGGATGCGCTCGCCTACAACGCCCGCATCGAGGCCGAGGCATCCGCCCGGTTCGCGGCGGGCCCGGTGCTCGACGCCCTATCCGATCTCGGCAAGCGGCTCGGGGCCGCCGATGGGGAAGCGACCGCCTCCGGAGCCGATGCGCAGCCGCGGCGGCGGCGCAGGCGCCCGCGCGCCGAGGTCGGCAGGGCGGCCGACGGGTCGGATCTTGCGAAAGACCTCTACGGCGTGTCGCGATTGGCGGTGTTGCTGAGCGAGATCAAGAGCATGGTCGGCTCGGCGGTGTTCGACGTGGTCTACGCCGACGGTGACGCGGCGCTGCCCCGGCAGATGAAGGCTTGGGCCACGCAGGGCGTGACCCTCCTACAGGCCATGGTCGCGGCCGAGATGTCGGACCTGATGGACGACGCGCCGACCGACGCCGCGATGGCGCTGGCCGCGGGACCACTGTCCGACGCCGCCTACGCCGCGCTGGTGAAGGCGGTGGCAGCCGACAGTCCGGCCGGTCAGGCACTGGCCAAGGCCGGGGCGCGCAACAGCCGGGCGGATCAGGAGCGGATTCAGCGCATGCACGACGACGCCTGCGGCCTCGGGGCGACCTGTGAGTCGGCCGAGAAGGCCGCCGGCATCGACCTGACCAAGGGCAGCGATGCGATCGAGGCCGTGCGCGCCGAACTCGCCAAGATGACCGGCCAGCGCGATGCACTGCAGAGGACGCTGACCGACGAGGTGCTGCCTCAGATCGCGGCGCTCGCGAAGATGGTGGGCGATCAGCCCGTTCCGCGCCATCTGGTGGGCCGCGCCATCACGAAGGGAACTGAGGGCGGCTCAAGCGTGTCGGATGCCCCGTCGGCCGACGCCATCCGCGATCATCTCGCCAAGATGAGCCCCGAGGCGCGCGCCGACTTTCTGATCAAGGTCTCTCACCAGAACCCGCAGCAGCTCGCAATTACACGTTAGAAAGCTCCGTCGACTGTATATTCGCCCAGTCAAGAAAACGAACTACTACTCTAAAGTGGTAGTTTACTTGTCATATTCGCGCCGCGAACATATTTATTTATCTATACATTGAGCAGCTTATCCACTATCTTCCTTGCGACATTATCGATATGCTGTGTGTCGAATCCCCGCTTTACAGTTTCTTCCGCAAATTTTCCCTTCGCGTAGTCAGGTACACCTCGAGCAAATAACCACTCTGGACTGCCTGCGGGCGCTCCGACCAAAGTGTGACACTTTTTTTGACTCAAAGAATTCCAGTAATCACCATTTATTGTCAGACGCCAATCTTCAGTTTCATGCGACTTACGAGAATCAATTATCTCTTTGCACAGCTCCGCCGCCTTATCTGCGGGGAACAAAAACTCCGCCGTATAAAACGCTTGATCCGCCTGTATGCCGATTCTCTTTATAAAGTTTCGAAATTCATTCGTAAAAATCAGCGACCACACGAACATTTTATTTTGAAACTGCGTTGGCTCGATTTCTGGCGTCTTGCTACAAAGCTTCCTGAATGCGCCGCGGCCTGCCTTATCGTTGTCAAAGAGAAACAAGACAGGCGACTCGGAGTTTAACCCGCCTTGTTGCATGACCGCGCTGAAAATCGCTTCTGGTGTGGTCGGTGTGCCGCCAAGCGGCTTAACTGCTAGCTGATTGTTTGGGTCAACTCGTGATAGGGCCGACCTGAACAAATCAACATCATGCGCCCCTTCCACAAATAAGGTGGGTTGCTGGATCCTTGCGAGTTCAGATCGTAATTTTTCTGCTTCAGCCTCTTTCTCGGCGAGCGCATTGCTGTGCTCTGCCAACTGCCGAATGACAAACGGCAGTTGCAGCAGGCCGGCACGTTCCATCCGTGTTTCCGCTTCATCCAGGCTGTCAATTAGGGCCGCTGCGTTGACGGGCTCCATGACATCGTCTGAGCCTTTTTGCTGTTTTGTAATAAAGAATCGGCGTATTGTGGCAAACGCATGATCTGCCGCAAGGTAAAACGCGGGCGAGTGACTAGTAATAAATATTTGAGTGTCTGAACGCTGAGCAAATTCCGAAAATCTGACTGCTTCCGCTTCCGCCGCGCCAAGATCTAAAGAGTTTTCCGGCTCCTCAAAGCCCCAGAAAAAGAACTTTTTTCTCGTTTCATTTCCATTTATATATCGCAGCAGTTCCGGAATGTGCCGAGCTTTGACACCATCGCCTTTCTGACGCAGCAATGAATGTCCATCCTCTCCATGCGCAAAATCGAGGTTTCGAAATAGCTGACTCATCTCGGTCGGTGGAGCCAAACGTGCTGGAGCTCCAAAAAGCGTCGTTAGTTGCTCAGAAAGAACTGTAGTTTGTCCTTCAATTGCATTGACAAAGGTACTTGTAGCTTCTCTAAGTGCAGCTGTTTCCGAGGCCGCGCCATACATTCTTTCGATGAGATCTGCATAGACATTCAGATCTTTTATCGCGGGGATATAGGTAAAATCAATTTCATTGAAAAATCTCGTCAACCGCGCCTGTTTGCCAGCGCTATCAACAGACGGGAACACAGTCTGTGATACGTCACCGTCGCGATTCCACTGCTTTTTTATGGCGATCTCGGTGCCTAGTGACGCGTGATAATTGCCTGGCAGATTGAATGTTATCTTAATCCATATAAATTGCCGACCTTTGGCATCTCGCGCTTCTTGTTTTCGTCTATCGGACATATCCAGATCGAAGTCAAACTGTCGGCCCGGATCTGTTCTGTTATTGAAAAACAGGTTTAAAGCTCGAAGAAGATTGGACTTTCCGCTATCGTTGCGGCCAAAAACGACGTTTAAATCGCCGGCATCATCCAGCGTAGCGCTGTATAGAGACCGCAGATAATTTACTTCAATCTTCTTGATTATCTTCATGGGTTCCCCAACCCAGGCAAGGCTGCATGCCTCTCAGGGCGCTACTCGGTGGTAGGACAAGCGCGAGGCACTTCGCAACAAGTGGTTGTAAGATGGCGCCGGCAGGTTCACCGCTGTGTGTTTTAAGCAACGAAGCGGGAAGCTGCAGAATGAATCTCGGTGCCTAGAAATTGATGTCGGCGAACATGCCTGGGTTTCTACTCCCGGTTTTGATCGGCTCATCTAAAATAATGCTTGAGATCGCTCCGATTTACGCGTGGCATTTGCAGCAGCTTGAATTGCTAAAATTTTTTTGATCTGATCCAATCTATTTAGCGTTCAAGCGCATTTGATGCAGATGTACCTAAATAATCGTTCAAAAAACTGAGCGCCGTCCCACGCATAGATCACGGGCGCAGTCCAGCCAAGCCGTACGACCCACCCCCTACGTCCGATGTTGCGCTCCGGGAACGGAGCAGCGCCGCCTCGGCCGTGCATCCACATAGGATCACGCCCCATGACTCAGCACGTCGATGTTATCGCCCTCCTCAAGGAGGCGCAGGCCAAGCCGCTCACCGATCCGATCCTGGCCCAGCTCGGGATCGACCTGCAGAAGTCGACCTTCGCGCAGGGCAGCTCGCCGACCTCCGGCCTGACCTTCTACGACCTCGAGCTCGGCGCGAAGTCGCTCTACCCGGTGCTGACGCCCCTGCGGAACGCGATTCCGCGCGTCTCGGGCAAGGGCGGCATCCAGGCCGCCTGGCGGGCGATCACCGGCATCAACGTGTCGGGGATGCGCATCGGCGTCTCCGGCGGCAACCGCGGCGGCGTGCAGGTCGTCGCCACCGCCGACTATACCGCCAGCTACAAAGGCATCGGCATCGAGTCGAACGTCGAGTTCGAGGCCCAGTACGCCGCGCAGGGCTTCGACGACGTGCGCGCCATCGCTGCCCGTACCGGGCTCCAGAGCCTGATGCTCGGCGAGGAGGCAATGCTGCTCGGCGGCAATACCTCGCTGCCGCTGGGCACCACGCCGACGCCGACGCTGTCCGGCGCGGCCACCGGCGGCGCACTCGCCGCCCAGACTTGGTCGGTGATCGCCGTGGCGCTGGCGCTTGATGGCGTGATCAACGGTACCGTCGCGGGCGGAATCCAGTCGACCATCACCCGCACCAACGCGGACGGCTCGACCGACGTGTTCGGCGGCGGCGCGGCGGCCCGCTCGGCGGCCGCCACGGTCGCGACCACCGGCGCCACCGGCTCGATCGCGGCCTCGGTCACCCCGGTGCCGGGCGCGCTCGGCTACGCGTGGTTCTGGGGCGCGGCCGGCGCCGAGTTGCTGGGCGCCATCACCACGATCAACTCGGTCCTGATCACGGCCGCGGCCGCGGGCACCCAGACCGCCGCCTCCCTCGGAACGGTCGATCGCTCGACTTCGGCCCTGTCCTTCGACGGGCTCCTGACGCAGGCGTTCAGGCCCGGCTCCGGCGCCACCATCGTCACCCTGCCGCCGGGCCCAGCTGGCATCGGCACGCCGCTCACCGCCGACGGCGCGGGCGGCATTGTCGAGATCGACGGGGTGCTCAAGTCCATGTGGGATATCTACCGGCTCTCGCCCGACACGATGTGGGTGAACAGCCAGGAGGCGCTGAGCATCTCCCGGAAGATCCTCACCGGCAACGCGAGCTCGGCCTACAAGTACGAGATCGCGGTGACCCGCGATCAGCTCGGCGGCGGCTTCATGGCCCGCACCTACCTGAACCGCTTCTCGATGGCGGGCGGCTCGACCCTCGACATCAAGGTTCACCCGAATCTGCCGGCGGGCACGATCCTGTTCACCACCGGCACCCTGCCGTACCCGATCAACAACGTCGGCAACGTCATGCAGGTGCGGGCGCGGCAGGATTACTACCAGATCGAGTGGCCGCTGCGCTCCCGGAAGTACGAGTACGGCGTCTACTCCGACGAGGTGCTGCAGCACTACTTCCCGCCGTCCCTGGCGGTGATCACCAACATCGCCAACGGCTGAGCACCCATGGCCGCGCCGCTCGCCCGCATGCTGCCGCCCGGGGATGGGCGCCCGCACACCACGGTCGCCAACGGCCGTCCCTACCGGGGTACGGCCGGCGCCGTCCTCGACGTGCCGGTCTTCGACGCGCAGGTGCTGGAGGCCAATGGCTGGATCCGCGCCGGCAGGCACGCCCTCGCCGGCCCGACCGCGGGGCGGCCGAGCACGCCGCTGGCCGATCAACTCTTCTTCGACACCACCCTGTCGCTGCCCGTCGTCTGGGACGTCCTGGCCAAGGTCTGGCGCAACGTCTGGACCGGCGCCCCGGCCTGACGCCCCTCCCCCGCAGCAGGAATCCCGACATGATCAAGATGCGCGCTCCCGAGGGGCTGACCGGCTTCTCGCACCAGGGCTACGCGATCGCGGTGGACGCGGACGGCGCGGTGCACGTCGACCCGCGCCATCGCCTCGACCTCGAGGCGCACGGCTTCACGCCGTGGGATGCGCCGGGCCCGGCCACAGCTTCGGTTGCCGTATCTCTTGGACCGCTCGACCAGGATCGCGCCCGGCTGGTGACACTGTTCACCGAGACGGTCGCGGCGATGCCCGACGAGGATGTGGCGCGCATGATCGCCGAGGCGGATCAGCGCCGGCGCCTGGAGCAGGAGGACGCCGAGCGGATCGATCCGGCGAAGGTCACGGCCGCAGACATCGACGTGATGAAGCGCCACGAGCTGTTCGCCTTCCTGAGGAAGCGCGGCATCCGGGTCGTGCCGCCGGTCGACAACGACACGCTGCGGGCTAGGGCCCGGGACGCCCTGGCGCCCGCCGCCTGAACCATGATCTGGCCGAGTTCCCACGATCTCGTGCGGCTCGCCGATCTCGGCGTTGAGGAGGATGCCGAAGGCTCGGTGCAGCGCCTGATCACGGCGGTGAGCCGCACGATCCTGGCCGCGCTGAATCGGCCCGCGATCCTGCCGCGGCGCTACACCGAGGTCCGGACCGGGGGAGCGGATCGCATCCTCCTCGCCAACTGGCCGATCACGGGGATCGAGGCGGTCACCGTGGGTACGACGGCGATCGCGGCGGCCGAGGACGCCGGATCGCGTGGCGGCTACACGCTCCAGCCCGTCGACGAGGCCCCGCCCGGCCGGCCTCAGGTGCTCACCCTTCCGGGGCGTCCCGGCTGTGCCGCGGTCACGGTGACGTATACCGCCGGCTACCAGATCGCGGTGGGGCCCGTGCCGATCCCGGGCAGCGCGCCGTGCGTGGTGTATCCGGACCAGCCCTATGGCGCCTGGGCCTGCGATCTCGGCGTAGTCTTCATCACCGGCGCGGCGCTCACCCAGGTCGATCGGAACCCCGCGCAGGGGCAGTACGCCGTCGGCGATACCGGCGGCTACCTGTTCTCGGCCGAGGACGTGGGCGAGGCGGTGGCGATCACCTACGGCTACGTCCCGGCTGATCTTGCCAACGCCGCGCTCGACTGGATCCGCGACCGCATGGCCTACGCCGAGCGGGTCGGCATGCAGTCGAAGTCGCTCGGCGGCCAGGAGACCGTTTCCTACCGGATCGCGGCCGTGCCCGATTTCGTCTCGGCGGCGCTGCAGCCCTACCGCGCGGTGGTGCCGCCGTGCTGACCGACATCCAGGTCGCGGAGACCCGGGTCGTCGCCCGGTTCGACCGGATGCCCGACGCCGTCCGCGCCGAGATGGTGAAAGCGGTCCAGGTCGAGCGGCTGGTGCTGGAGGCGCTGATCAAGCGCAAGCTCTCCGGCGAGGTGCTCAACGTGGTCACCGGCCGCCTGCGCCGCTCCATATTCTCGGACGTCGAGACCCGCGATGACGCGGTGACCGGCACGGTGAGCCAGTCGGGCGACGTGAAGTACGGCGCCCGCCACGAGTTTGGCTTCACCGGCGAGGAGGCTGTCGCGGCGCATGTGCGCACGATCACGCAGGCCTTCGGGCACGCGATCGCCCCGCGCGCGGTCGACGTGCGCAGCTTCACCCGCACCGCCAACACGCCGGAGCGCTCGTTCATGCGCTCCTCGCTCGCCGACCGGTCGGAGGCGATCATGGCGGCGCTGAAGGGCGCCGTGGCCCGGGGGATCGCGGGATGACCGCCCCGCTCGGGCCGCGCAACGCGGCGGTGGTCGCGCTCCAGGCCGTCGTGGCTGGCGCCTATCGCTGGAAGTCCGGTCCGACCCGGCGCCTGAAGCTGTTCGCCGACGTGCCGGCCGCGCAGCGCCCGGCCGTGTTCCTGCACGAGGGCGGCGACGAGAGCTACGCGTGGTCGTCGGGCGCGGTGCCGCGGCGGACGATCGAGGTGAAGATCTTCGTCTACATCGACGCCCGCGACCCGCGCATGATCGGCGCGGCGCAGCTCAACGACATCATGGACGCGCTCGATGCCGCCCTGGCGCCGTCCGGCGCCGACCTGGCGCTCGGCCGCACGACGCTCGCCGGCACCCCGTACATGGCCCGCATCGCCGGCCGGCCCGTGAAGGTGCCGGGCGACCTCGACGGCGACGGCCTCCTCGTCGTGCCCGTGGTGATCGAGCTTCCCTGACCCAGGAGATCCCCATGGAATCCGAGCCCGATCCGGGCGCCGTTGAGGCGCCCCAGCCCGCGCCCGTGCACGCCGACGCCTCGCTGATCCGTGGCGACACGCTGGCGGCGCGGATCGACAACCTGCACGCCGACATGCTCGGCGGCACCGCGCTCGGCCACCACACCGCGCTGTGGAACCTCGTCCACGCCTTCAAGGAACGCGTGAAGGCGCTGGTCGCCGAACTCGAGCACGCCGCGCCCTGACCGCGCTGCCCCTTCTGAGAGGAGACCCGCATGTATTCCTTCGGCTCCGGGGTCCTGATCGGAACCCGCACCGACATCGCCAACGCGACCCCGGTGAACTTCGGCCTCGTCCAGGAGGTCACCATGGACGAGACCGCCACGATCAAGGAGCTCTACGGCCAGCAGCAGCACCCGCTGGCCATCGCCCGCGGCACGATCAAGACCACCGGCAAGGCCAAGGTCGCGCGGATCTCCGGGCTGGCCATGGCCTCGCTGTTCTACGGCGTCACCCCGGTGCCGGGGCAGCTTATGACCGCGTTCGGCGAGTCCGGGTCGATCCCGGCCGGGTCGCCCTACACGGTGACGGTCGCCAACGCCGCGACCGCGGCCGACGATCTCGGCGTGCTGAACGCGCTCACCGGGCTGCCTTTTACGAAGGTGGCCAGCGCGCCGGCCGCCGGCCAGTACAGCGTGGCCGGCGGCGTCTACACCTTCGCCGCCGCCGATCAGGGCAAGTTGCTGCTGCTAAATTACACCTACGCGCTGGCCAGCGCGGGCCAGCACTTCACCGTGACCAACCAGCTGCTCGGCACCACGCCTACCTTCCAGGCGCAGTTCTACACGACCTTCCAGGGCAACGCGGTCAACGTGCGCTTCAACAACTGCACGTCCTCGAAGCTCGGGTTCGGGACCAAGCTCGAGGACTTCGTCATGCCGGAGTTCGATTTCAGCGTGTTCGCGGACGCGGCCGGCAACGTCGCGACCTGGTCGTTCGGGGATGTTGGATGAGCGCCGATCCGCGGCCGCTTCCGGCCACCATCACCCTCGGCTCGAAGACCTGGACCGTCCGTCCGCTCACCCTGCGCCAGGTCGAGGCGCTGGAGCCGCTGGTCGCGCGCGGGTCCGGCGAGAGCCCGTTCGCCTATGGTCTTGCCGTGGTGAGCGCGGCGCTGGCCCGCGACCACGAGCCGGACATCGCGGGCTTGCGCGACCTCGAGGCCACCAGTGCCGATCTCGCCGAGGCGACCCGCGCCGTGCTGATCCTCGCGGGCTACCTGCCGGGTGCCGCCCCGGGGGAAGCGCGGGCGGCGCAGGGCGCCGCCTCGACCTCGACGCCGTCTACGGCCGGATCTGCACCGTCACCGGATGGTCCCTCGACGCCGTCGGCGAACTGACGCTCTGGGACGTTCGGCGGCTCTATCACTACTGGTCGGCCCATCCGCCGGTCCACGAGCTGGTGGCCGCGTTCATGGGCGTGAAGGCTCAGGCCGAGCTGCCGCCCCCTGCTGCAGCGGCTGGAGCAGCGGCCGACGACCCGAGCGGCATCGGTGCGATGATCCTGCGCTTCCCCGACGGGCAGGTGAAGGCGCGGTAGAGCCAAAGGTCGACCAGCCCCGTTCTTGGTCCGGCCGCTTGCGACCCAACTCGATCGTTTGGAGCACCCTGGGCGCGCTCCAGAAGCAGTCATTCGCTGAGTACCGCATGTGATTGGCTCAGCATGTGGCATGCCCATCGACCTTCATCACGTTTTTGTTCATGCCAGAGATGTGATGAAGCTGAGTAAGGCTGATTTTCGGCCTCCCGCACTTCGCAATGGGCTGTTCAGGGTGGCAAAACTGAACAGTTACTGACCGCCCTGTTCACAAGGTATGCCCCGTTTGCCGCGCACCGTCCCCTGACGTCCTGCCGCCTTGGCCGGCCGGATAGGAGAGAGAACATGGCGTTTCGCATACTCACCGCGGCCGCCACCGCAGGCTTTGCCCTCACGTTCACGGCGGGTTCGCCCGCCTTCGCGCATGGCCATAGCCATGGCGGACATCACGGCGGCGCTCATCACCACGGCGGTCAACATGGCGGCGGACATCACGGTGGATGGCACCCGCATGGTGGACATCCCCATCACGCCGGGGGCAGCTCGCATGGGCACGGGGGATGGCGCGGCCGAACGGTCGTAATCAACCGGCCCTATCCCTTGTGGGGTGGATCCCGCACCGTGGTGGTCGATCGCCCCTACCCGGTCTACGGCCACCAGTATCCGATCTACCGCGCGGCCGTGCCAGCAAGTTATGGCCCGGGCTGCCGCATTTCTCGAAGCGTAGGCATCACTCCCTGGGGCTGGCATAAAATCGTGACGACGAAGACCTGCTTGGTCCCATGATAGGTCTTTTCACGGCCCATCACCGATTGCGTTGGATCAACCGTCAATGATGCGGCCATCGTCGGACAGTACGCAATACACGCTACCTCTCTACTGAGGGATCGAAGAATTGCAGCGGACGAATTGTCGGCGAAAGCGTCAAAACGTATGAAGCCCTCCGATGGGCAATTCAGAGAAAAATTGACTTATGCCAGACGTACCGCACGACGCGGCGATCTAATATGCTCAAGGAACCAAGGTGATGCTTACAAAAATATCGATCCGGCCTCCTACCGGGTGGTTTTCATCTGTCGCGATGCTTGGTGCAATTACGCTATCGAGCTCAGTGACTGCGCATGCGCAGGCGATGCGCCACCCCGGCGCATTCGACTCAGCCTCACAGTTTGCCGGTATCGCTCAAGCCGTTCGACAGAACCGGCAGCCATGGGCGGCCTCGTTCGCGCGTCTGCGGACAAACTCTCACGACAGTCCCGGTTACCAGCCGCGTCCTGTAGAGGTACTGGTGCGCGGGACCGCCCCCAATCATCCCGCCGAGAACTACGCTACCCTATTCAACGACGCCGCCGCTGCCTATGCACTCGCGCTGGACTGGAGAATAACCGGCGACACACAGCGTGCGGCAAGGGCGGCTGCAATCCTCAACGCTTGGGCCGGCACACTGAAGGTCGTCACCGGGACATCGGATAAATATCTCGCCTCTGGTATCTACGGTTACCAACTCGCCGTCGCGGCTGAGACACTGCGCGACTTTCCTGGCTGGCAGCCCCGCGACCGTGAAGAATTTGCGCGCATGCTGCTCACGGTCTTCGCCCCAATGAACGACGATTTCCTCGCACACCATAATGGCGCGGCGATCGATCACTACTGGGCCAACTGGGATCTGGCAAACGTCGCTTCCTTGATGGAGATCGGCGTCTTCACGAACCGCCGTGATCTCTACGAGCATGGACGCGAATACTACCTGCATGGTCCAGGCAATGGCGCGATCCAGCACGCGGCATGGAAGACCTATCCCGGTGGCTTTGCGCAGTGGCAAGAGAGCGGGCGTGATCAGGGTCACTCGCTTCTCGGCATTGGCTTGGCGGGTACCATCTGCGAGATTGCGTGGCAGCAAGGCGACGATTTGTTCGGGGCCTACGACAACAGGTTGCTCGCAGCCGCCCGATATGTGGCTCGATACAACCTGGGCGGCGATGTCCCCTACACGCCCTACACGAACAGCGATGTTGCGCAGCCGGTCATCTCGAACAATGGCAGAGGTGAGGTTCGCCCAATTTGGTCACTGCTCGTCGCACACTATGTGCAACTCAAGCATCTCGCTGCACCAGAGCTTGTTCAAGCTGCCGCTCAGGCCGGCCCGGATGGGGGAGGTGGCGACTATGGTCCTAATAGCGGCGGGTTCGACCAGCTCGGTTACGGCACCTTGACCTTCACAATGCCATAGACGTTCCGTGTAGAATTAAGCCCCTTCTGAGTAATGGAGATTATACGATTTGGCCGCTCTGAATGCTTGCAATTTTTCAGGGCGGGCGTCTAGGTTGATCAGTCAGCGCAGCTGCGCATGGTAAGCCAATGCCATCCATGAGGGCTGAAGCGTCCGCTTTGACGGTCTTTTGCTCAAATGCAGACTGTCGTAAAACCACCCTTAGCAGCCGCCCGCTCGGTCACTCCGATCGCGTTTGAGCCCGACCATGGCCGACGACATCCAGGTCCGCTTCGGCGGCGACGCGGGCGGTATCCGCGCGGCCGCCGATCAGGCCAAGGGCACCATCCAGGGCTTCGCCACGGCAGCCCGCGGCCAGAACGCGACCGCGCGCCAGAGCTACGACGAGCTGAAGGCCGCCATCGACGCGGCCAACGCGGCGCTGCGGCAGATCCAGGCGAGCGCCGAGAACACGTCCGCGCTGGTCACCCAGGCCCGCGCCGTGGCGGTGCTTGTCGCCGCCTACGAGGGCCTGCGCGCGGCCGATGAGGCCGTGTCCGGCGCGACCGGCCGGACCTACGCGGCGGTCGGCACCGCCATCGCGGCTACCGCGACCGCGGCCCGGTCCGGCGCCAGCGCGCTCGTGGAATACGCCTTCAACGCGCTCTCGGCCTCGCGCGCCCTCGACGTCACGGCCCTGTCCACACAGGGGCTCACCGGCGCGATCGAGCGGCAGCGCAGTGTCTTCCAGGAGTGGCGGCGCGGCTCGCAGATCTACGGCTCCGGCCTGCTCGAGGTCGAGGGCCGCACCATCGCCGCCGCCGGCAACATGGACCGGCTCCAGGCCGCCGCGCAGGCGCGCGGGTTCGAGAACGCGACCCGGATGCTCCAGGCCTTCACGCTGGAGCTGACCAAGGTCCCGGGCATGACCGATCAGGGTGCGGCCTCGATCGAGGCCATGCTCGCCGTCGTCCCGAACTACACCGGCTCGGCCAACGCCTCGATCGTCTCGCTGATCGCCATGATGGCCTCCTCCGAGGACGAGGCGAAGCAGATGGCGTCGTCCCTGACCGCGGCCATGCGCGATCCCGCCACCGCGGGCGGGCCGTATCTCGCGGCGCTCGGCGGCGTCTCGCGCGAGCTGCGCGCGCAGTTCGACCTCGCGCGCCAGAGCGGCAACGCCAACCAGATGCAGGCGGCCATCCTGTCCGCCCTGGTCGAGCGCGCCCGCGCCTACGGCAACGAGATGACCCGGTCGCTGCAGGAGCAGCTCAAGAGCTATTCGGCCCTGGGCCCGCTCGCCGGCCTGTTCGCCTCGCGCCTGCGCGGGCAGGTGGACGAGGCGAACCGGGTCACCGAGGCGCTGGAGAAGCAGCTGGAGGTCATCGAGCGCCGCAACGCCACCCTCGCGCGGACGCCGCTCAACGCGGAGCAGCTCACCGACGCCACCGCGGGCCTCCTCGGCAACACCGCGCAGGCCGGGATCGACCAGGCGACCGGCCGGATCGACCTGCTGCGCCAGCGGCTCCAGGGCGCGACCGGCGACGCCGCCGCGCTGATCCGGAAGTTCGAGGGGTTCAGCAGCGCGGCCTACCGCGACAACGACGGCCGCTTCCGCGTCGGTTTCGGGTCGGACACGACCACCGGCGCCGACGGCCGCGTCAGCCCGGTCACGGCTGACACGGTCACGACGCGCGAGGCGGCCGAGCGCGATCTCGCCCGCCGCCTCGTGGAGTTCCAGACCGAGGCGGCCGCGCAGGTCGGCAGCGCCTGGCAGGGCCTGTCCGACCGGGCGAAGGCCTCGCTCACCTCCGTGGCCTACAATTACGGCTCGCTGCCGCGGGACGTGACCGCCGCAGCGCGCAGCGGCGACGAGGGCGCGCTGGCCGCCACGATCCGCGGACGGTCGGGCGACAACGGCGGGATCAACGCGGGGCGGCGGAATCAGGAGGCCGACAACATCACGGGCGGCGCCACGGCCGAGGCGCTGCGCGCGCAGCTCGACCTGCGCCAACAGCTCGCGGACCGGCAGATCGGCGGCAACGCGCTCGACCGCGAGGCGCTGGCCACCGCCCAGGCCAACGCTGCGGGGCGGCGCGACGAGGTCGCCGCCCAGGAGCGGGCGAACGACGCCCTGCGCCGTCAGCTCGACGCGACCACCGACCTCTCGGCGCGCACGGCGCTCCAGACCCGGCTCGCGCAGGGCGAGGCCGCGCTCGCAGAGAAGCGGGTCGCACTCACCCGATCGGAGGCAAGCCTCCAGACCGCCGAGATGGAGACCGGATCGCGCGAGCGCCTGCGCATCCTCAACGACGCCCTGACCGTCGAGCAGGGGCTGCACGCCCGCGGTACGGCGGCGTGGAATCAGCTCGAGGCCCAGAAGATCGCCAACACCCGGGCGGTGGAGCAGGCCGAGGCGCAGGAGCGGGCCACTGCCGAGGACACGGCCTACCAGAACGCCAAGCGCGTCCTGGAGGACCGCATGCGCGACCTGCGCCAGGAGGCGCAGGAGCGCGGCCTCAGCTTCGCGGAGCGCCAGGCCGAGACCAGCGCGGTGCTCGGGCAGATCGAGGACCTGGAGCGCGACCACCAGCGCAAGCTCGCCGAGATCTGGGGCCAGGGTACGAGCCAGTACCGGCAGGCGATGGCGCAGCTCGACCGGCTCGCGTCCGAATCGGCGAGCCGCCGCGCCCAGGCCGAGCGCGAGATGCAGAAGGCCGAGTACCAGGACACCAAGCGCACCTACGAGCAGATCGGCTCGACGCTCACCGGCAACGTCTTCAGCGTGATCCAGGGGCAGACCACGATCGCCCAGGCCGCCCGCAGCACGGCGCTGTCGATCGTCCAGAGCTATGTCCAGGCCCGGGTGAAGCTGATCGCCGACTGGCTCGCCGGGGTCTCGGCCCATCAGGCGGGCGAGGTCGCCAAGACGGCGGCCACCACCGCCGGCGTCGCCGCCCGGACCGGCGCCGAGGAGACCGGTGCGGCCTCGGCGTTCGCCACGCAGGCGGGCGCGATGGTGAAGTCGATCATGGCCTCGGCCTCCGAGACCTTCGCGGGCATCTTCGGCTTCCTGTCGCCGGTGCTCGGCCCGGCCGCGGTCGGCCCCGCGGCCGCCGGCGAGGCGACAGTGGCGGCCGCCGCCGCGGCGATCCCGTCCTTCGCGGTGGGCGCGTGGTCGCTGCCCAACGACATGGTCGCGCAGGTGCACAAGGGCGAGATGATCGTGCCCGCCGGTCCCGCCGGCGCCCTGCGCGCTGCGATGGGGGGCAGCCCGGCGCCGAGCCTCGCGCTCAACCACACCACGCAGATCAACGTCTCGGCCGTGGACGGCGCCTCGGTGGCGGACTTCTTCCAGAATCATTCGCGCCCGCTGATGCGGGCGATCAACCAGGCGGTCCGGCAGGGCGCACATCTCGGCCTGTCGCGGCTGGGACCAGGCTGAGAGGGCCAGGCTGCGCCGTGATCGACTTCATCACCGGCTTCAACCTGCTGCCCGCGACCGGGGAGTTCGGCTACGACCCGCTGCCCTACCGGGCCTCGCGCTGGCCGCCCTCGGCCGCCGAGCGCCCGTTCAAGCCGATCAACACCTACGCCGCGCCGGACTCGGGGCGCACCGATTGCAGCCTCGCCCTCGACGCCCTGGCCGAGCAGGTGCCCGGCTGCACCACGGTCAACCTGCTGGTCGCGTGGTTCGGCTCCTCGGTCGACGCGCGCCTCTGCAGGATCTACCCGTCGACGATCTACATCGACGGCTCGTTCCAGCGCGTGGACGGGCCCGAGCCCGTGGAGGAGAACTGGCAGGTCTCGGGCCTGACGCAGCTGTCGCGGGGCCCGGGCGGCGCCCCGATCCTGATCCCGATCACCACCGTCGACGGCCACGCGGTCTACGGCGGCACGCCGTCCGACCAGAGCGTGGTGCGCTGCCTGCGCGACCTCAAGGCGCGCGGCTACCGCGTCGTGTTCTACCCGTTCCTGCTGATGGACTGCCCCGGCTTCCCGTGGCGCGGGCGCATCGGGCTCGACGCGGACGGGACCGCGGCCGCGGCCGCGACGGTGGCCCGGATCCTCGGGCCGGCGACCCCGTCGCACTTCACCCGCCATCCCGACCGCCTGACGGTCGACTATGCCGGCCCGGCCGATGACTACAGCTTGCGCCGGATGATTCTGCACTGCGCCAACCTGTGCGTGCTGGCCGGCGGCGTCGACCTGTTCCTGCTCGGCTCCGAGCTGCGCGGCTTGGAGGCGATCCGCGGGCCGGGCTGGACCCGGGCCGGCACGACCGGCGACGACGGCACCGTCACCTGGGACTACCCCTTCGTCGACGGGCTGGGGCGGCTCGCCGACGACGTGCGCGCGATCTTCGACGCGGCCGGGCTGACCCAGGACGCGGCGGCCTTGCGCAACCTGATCACCTATTCGCCGGACTGGTCGGTGTGGATGGGCGTGCAGCATCCCGGCGAGGCCGGCCAGTGGCCGCATCTCGACCAGCTCTACGGCCGGGACAGCATCGACCTCGTGGCCTTCGACAACTACTTGCCGCTGTCCGACTGGACCACGGCCGGCGGCGGCCTCGACGCAGCGAATTGGACGGCGCCCGCGCCCGACCGGAGCCGCTGGCCGCCCGGGCCGGACACGATGAGCGGCCTCGGGCTCTCGGGCGAGCCCACGCTTTACGACATGGCCTACCTGAAGCGGAACATCGAGGGCGGCGAGAAGTACGACTGGTTCTACGCCGACTCGGACAATCTCGGGATCGGGCTCGATCCGCTGGGCTCGGACCAGCAGGTCTCCCGGCCGACGGGCGACCGCGTCACCCAGACCCGCAGCCGGTACTATCCGGGCCAGGAGATCCTGGCCAACAAGCAGCTGCGCTGGTGGTGGAAGAACCCGCACCGCGCCGTCTACGACGACGGCGACGGCCGGGGCTGGGTGCCGCGCGGGCCGTTCACACGCTGGGTACCGCTCTCGAAGTCGATCACCACCGTCGAGTACGGCTTCGGCTCGATCGACCGCGCGACCAACCAGCCCAACGTGTTTTACGACCCGAAGAGCACGGAGAGCTTCACCGCGTTCTGGTCGGTGTGGGACAGCGCCGACGGGGCGACCTACACGCCCCGGCGGGACGACACGCTCTGCGCGATGGCGCTGCGGGCAGTCTACGAGTACTGGTACCGCGACGGCCACAACGAGGTCTCGGCCGCCGGGCTGCCGATGCTCCAGACCGCCTTCTTCGCGGTCTGGAACTGGGACGCGCGGCCGTTCCCGACCTTCCCGCTGCGCTCCGACGTCTGGGGCGACACCCTCAACTGGCCGGCGGGTCTGTGGGTCAGCGGCAAGGGCCCGGCGCTGCCGCCGCCGCCGCGCGATCCCTCCCCCAAGCTAGAGCCGTACTCGACCTTCCCGGCGCTCTCCGGCCGGGCGTGGTCGGTGCGCTACGCGCCCGTGTTCCGCACCGGCGCAGCCGCGCACGTCTCGGGCCGCGATGCGCGGGCCGCGCGCGTACGGTCGCCGTCCTGGGAGATCGAGCTGGCCTACGACGTCCTGGCCGCTGACGGCTTCGCGGTGGGCGGGCTCGCCGGGGACTTCGAGCGCCTCGCAGGCTTCTACGGCCAGGTCGCTGGACGCGCCCTGCCGTTCCACGTCGCCGTGCCGCCGGAGCTCGGGACGGGATCGAGCCTGCTCTGCCGCTTCGCCGACGACGACTTGGACCTGGAGCAGTTCATGGCGCTGCTGTTCGCCACCCAAGCCTTCCGGCTCGTGAGCGTGCGCGGGTGAGCGAGACCCCGCCCGCCTTCCCCGCGCTGCCGGGCCAGGGTTGGTCCGTGCACAAGCGCCCGACCTTCGCGACGCGGCTCGCCCCGCACGTCTCGGGCCGGGAGGTGCGGGTCAGCCTGTACGCGGCGCCCTTGTGGGAGTTCGAGGTGACCTTCGACGGGCTCGCCGAGGGCTCGGCCTTCCCCGGTCTCGGCGCGAACTCGCTGCAGGCGCTGCTCGGCCTGTTCCTGCGCTGCCAAGGTCGCTTCGGGACCTTCCTGTACACGGATCCGACCGACAACGCGGTCGCGGCCGGCGCGATCGGCGTCGGCGACGGCCGGTCACTGGCCTTCCCGGCGCGGCGCACGCTCGGCGGCTTCTCCGAGCCGGTCGGCTGGGTCACCGCCCTGCGCGCCGTCACCGTCGACGGCGCGCCCGCCGAGGGCTGGAGCCTCGCCGCGCCGAACCGGATCGTGCTGCCGGCCGCGCCGGCGGCGGGCGCGGTGATCAGCGCCGCGTTCAGCTTCGCCTACCTGTGCCGCTTCCTCGACGACGTGCAGGACTTCGAGAACGTCATGGCCGGACTGTGGAAGGCTGAAGGCGTCAAGTTCCGAAGCGTTCGGACGTGAGGCCCGCCGATCCCGCACTCCTGGCCTGCCTCGCCGAGATGCGCAGGCGGGCCGACAAGCGGCTCCTGATGGCGGACTGCTTCACCTTCACGCTGCTGTCCGGCCTGATCCTGGCCTACACCGACGTCGACGTGCCGATCACGCTGAACGGCACCACCTACCGCGCCGATTCCGTGCTGGTGGACGGACTGCGCTACCGCTGCACCACCGGCCTGGACGTCGATCAGCAGCGGATCACGGTCTCGGCCCGCCCGTCCGACACGATCGGCGGCGTGCCGTTCCTCGTGGCCCTGCGCGAGGGCGTGTTCGACGGCTGCACGGTCCGGCGCGACCGGGCCTTCCTCACCGCCTGGGACGCCCCACCGATCGGTGGCGTGACGCTGTTCACCGGGCGCCTGGCGAGCGTCGATCAGGTCGGGCGGACGTCCGCGGCCCTGACGGTGGCGAGCGAGCTGACGCTGCTCGACGTCGACCTGCCGCGCAACGTCTGGCAGCCGACCTGCAATCACACGCTCTACGACACCGGCTGCCGGCTCGTCCGGCAGGCCTACGCCTCGGCCGGGGCGGTCGGCGATGGGGCGAGCACGACGTTCATCCCCTGGGCCGGCGCGAGCGAGGCGCTGACACAGGGCACGGTGACGTTCACGTCGGGCGGCAACACCGGGGTGTCAGCCACGATCAAGCTGGCGGACGCGACCGGTCTGATCCTCACCTATCCGCTGCCGGCGCTGCCGGCCCCGGGCGACAGTTTCACGGCCTACCAGGGCTGCGACCACACCCTGGCGACCTGCCGATCCAAGTTCGCCAACGAGGCCAACTTCCGCGGCTTCCCGTTCGTGCCCACGCCCGAGGCGGCGTTCTGACCCATCGAATCAATCGATTACGGAAACTGGGATCGTCTGATCACCGGCCATCGACTACCCAGACGTGTTCGACTGCATCGGGTCATTTTCCGCAGGTCCGCTTGCTGACCGCGGACACGGCAAAGCGGACCTGGAAATCTAATCCGCGATGGAATCAACCCAGGGCGCGGGCGACGTCCCGGACTTGGCGCGTAGCGCCGTCGACGCGTTCGCTGGCCCGAGCGATGAGATCCATTCCAGTCGCGATCGATGCTACGCCGTTCGACGCGGTGAGCATGCTGCCCGACATCTCTCGAGTGACGGCAGATTGTTCCTCGACAGCCGCCGAGATCGCTGACGACACCTCATCGAGCCGGCGGATCGTGTTTCCGATTGCGCCAATTGCCTCGACCGCTTCACGCGTCGCGCTTTGGTTCGCGGCGATCTGCTTTCCGATCTGCCCGGTCGCGCGTGCGGTCTGCTCGGCCAGTGTCTTGACCTCCGCTGCGACGACCGCGAACCCGCGGCCAGCTGGACCGGCCCGCGCCGCCTCGATGGTCGCGTTGAGCGCAAGCAAGTTGGTCTGTGATGCGATGCCGGCGATCATACCGACGACATCGCCGATCTGTGAAGCTTGCGTGGTCAACCCCTCGATAATGCTGGTCGTGTGCTCTGCTTGAGAGACGGCCTCACCCGTCAGCCGCGCAGCGTTGGTGACCTGCTGGCTGATCTCGCCCACCGAAGCCGCCAGTTCCTCGGCACCGGAGGCAACCAGTTGAATGTCGCCCGAGATCCGCCCGACGGCGTTTGCGGCCCCGCTCGTCTGCCGAGTGACGTCCTCGACTGCTTGGCCAATCGCGTCGAGATCGTTTCCGATCGCACGCTGTGCCTCAGCCCGGCGCTGGCGAAGGCGGACCTGTTCGGTGACGTCGACGGCGAACTTCACGACCTTCACGAGGCGTCCATCGGCGTCGGAAATTGGGTTGTAGGTGCCGTGGATGAAAACCTCGACCCCGCCCTTGGCGAGTCGACGGTACTCAGCCGCCTGATACTCGCCCCGGCCGAGAGCCGCCCAGAAAGCGCTGTAAGCCTCGCTTGCCACCTCGGCCTCGTCCATGAACATCGAGTGATGACGTCCGAGGACCTCCTCCAGGCGGTAGCCCATGACGGCAAGGAAGTTGCTGTTGGCCTCGAGGATCGTCCCGTCGAGGCCGAACGCGATGATCGCCTGTGAGCGGTCGAGGGCGGCCAGGCGGCCGTCCGCTTCCAAGCTGCGTAATTTAGTGGCGGTGATGTCGATGGCGAACTTGACCACCTTGGCGACGCGCCCAGTGCGATCCAAGATCGGATTGTAGGTTCCCTGGATCCAGACCTGGCGACCGTCCTTGGTCACCCGACGAAATTCGCCGCTTTGAAATTCGCCACGGCGCAGGCCGTTCCAGAAGCTCTGGTAAGCGGGCGTGTCTCGAAAGATTGGCTCCACGAGCAGCGCGTGGCTGCGGCCCTTGATCTCATCGAGCGTGTAGCCAAGTAAATCGAGGAAATTCTGGTTGGCGGATAGGACCGTGCCATCTGGCTTGAACTCAGCAACCGCTTGAGAGCGATTCAACGCCACGAGCTGTGCGCCATCGTTGGTCCGGAAGCTGATCATGAGCACACCCCGCGCAGAGAAAGACTAATAAGGTTTATTTGACCTGTTGCCCGCGACTATATTGAATCACAAAAAATAAAATATAGTAAATATACAGTACTTATCCGATTATATCAGAAAATATCGGCTTATCTATTTCCGGTTGAGTGAGTGGCCTGCTCTAGATTCAACTGCGAGCCGTTCCGCGATTTGCGGAATTAATCCGACCGGATAGTGCCATATTGTCCGCTTGGCTGACGGCGCCATCGCCCGCTAGCGACGCGGCGAACGCTTCGACGAGGGCGAGCTCCAACTTGGCGGGCGCCATGCCCCTCAAGATCTCCAGAGCTTTCGCTTGGCTCATTGCCGCACGGTAAGGCCGGTCTTCGGTCAGGGCCGCGTAGATATCGCAGATCGTCAAGAGCCGGACCGGATCGGAGATCGCGGCGCCGCTCAACCCATCCGGGTAGCCCGAACCGTCCAGCATTTCGTGATGATGACGCGTCACAGCCAGTGCGAGCCTGTCTGTCATTCCCGAGGCCAGCAGCATCTCGTGTCCGAGAGCAGCATGAGCCCGCATCACTTTCATTTCTTCGGCGGTGAGAGCGCCCGGCTTAAGCAGGATTTCCAACGGGATTTTCGTTTTGCCGACATCGTGCACCAGGGCTGCACGAACGAATGACCTGCGGTCGCCGATCGACAGTCTGAGGTGGAGCATGAAATGCGCCGCGAGCCCTGCCACCAGCAGGCAGTGGCGAACGGTCATGTCATCGTGGGCCTGAACGAGGTCGAGCCATCGCCAAAGGCCCCCATCCTCCATAGCGTGGAGAATAGGGTCGATCTCATCATCGGCCGCAGCGAGATCGATGCGGCCGCGCCGGCCCGCCCGGAACATATCGGTGAACAGCAACTCGGCCCGGTCGAAGCTGTGCTCGACCAGCAGCTCCGTCATGGTCTTCTCCGGTGCGATCTGACGGAACAAGCCCGTCACGATCGTCCGAGGCAGGGCATGGGGCGGAAAGCATGCGGTTGCGCCGAGCTTCTCGGCTTGCTTGAGCTCGCCGTCACGCATCGTCCGCATGACGTAGGCCATCGGCAAGGGACGGCCGTCCAGCCGCCGTGACAGAACGCCGAGGCAACGCTGAGCTTCGGTCCGCTCCAGAGATAGATCTGCGATCACGCCGCGGACATGATTGAGTCCGATCCAGTCGTCCGTGGGCCCGGCCATTCGGCAATTGGCGACCGGTCGCGCGGCTTCAGCAAGGGCCCGGCCGCGGTCCGGCCGGTCGGTCAGAACGACGATATTGCGAAGGGGCATCGCTCAGGCCGCCTCGAGCCCGTGATAGAGTTGATTGGCAATACGCGCACGAACTGCGGCATAGCCGGGCGACACCATGGGATAGTCATCCGGTAGGCCGTACCGCCTCCGATACTCGCTCGGTGTCATCCCGTGGGCGGTCAGATGACGCTTCAGCGTCTTGTACGGCTTGCCGTCGATGAAGCTGACGAGCTGATCGTACCTGATCGATGCCGCAATCTCTGATCTAGTCGGAAGGACGAATGTCGGGCCGGATGCCCCGCCATTCTGCACGGCCAGCAACGCTGCATGGATGCACCTGATTGCCGTCGGCAAGTCTTCCGAAGCGACGGCGTTTCGCGAAACGTAGGCGGCGGCCAGAGCGGCGGTGAGCTCCACCATAGACGCTGGCCGCGATCCCGGTCGCGCGTAGGCTCGGCCCATTTCGAAATCTCGCGAATTCATAACCTGCTTTCACAATACCGTGATGCCGCGTCTAGATCTAATTACCATAATTCCCGATCTCCGCGTATCATTTAGCAAGTTATGAAAGTGATAACGCGCTGATTTTCGCAATGATTATAGATATTTCGCGATAATTATACTTCCGCCGAATTTAGATGCGCCTGCGACACTCTGGGGGCTTGATCGCGGAGAAATATTTACACATGCGACGCATCATCCTCTCGAACCACGGTCTTGGGCCGCCACCGAAGTTTAGCTGTTGGCATGGATTTCGATCAGTTGCGGCGCGACCCCCAAATCTGGCGCCCTCAAGCACAATTTTCGGCTAGCATAAGATCCAAACGCGAACTGGACTCATTTAATGATATAGGTGCGATTGCCGTATATATAGACATCAATCTATCCGACAGGCCGGATATCGCAATATGTGGCAGCCAAAGCGAGACTTTAAGTTTCTGGGAGACCAATTCGTCGGGCGGATTTCTCACGAAGCCAAAATTCACAGCCGAACTTTTAACCTTTCGATTTGTCAGATGCGGTCAGATCGTATACCGATATCAAAACTATGAGACGATCGCGTCGAAGATGATTGCTGTCTTGGCAGACTTCGAAAGTCTTCATGAAGTCCAGGCCCTCGGTACGGTCAGCACGTTGAGCGCGACGATAGCGGCCGCAACTCTCGCGTCTGCACAAAAGGCCCTCTCGGGTGGCGAGCATCTCGGTCTCCCCACGCTGGAACGGGTTGCCGATATGACGATGCCGGGAATGTGGGGGCTTTTCTGTACTGTTCGCCTTATCCATAGCCGAATTGGAGATCCTGACAAACAATCCGATCTGATGTTCCCCTTACTACAGGAGATGATGGGCTATCAAATTCTCTCTGCCTGGCCAAAATGTTCCAGATCGACGCCTGCAATCCCGGTAGATTTCGCATCACAACAGCTTCGGCGTGCGATCGATTACATCGAGGGCCATCTATCTCGCCCTATGATCCTGGCCGATGTTGCGGCCGCGGCCAACACTGGCGTTCGGTCGCTCCAAAGCAAATTCAAATCCGAACTTGGTGTGACGCCACTCCAATACATAATCGGCCGGAGATTGGCTCGGGCGCACGAAGACCTATTGTCCCGCAAGGAAATATCTCTTTCGATTAACGAGATAGCTCGAAAATGGGGCTTCGTTCATATGAGCGATTTCGGAAAACGTTATCGCAAGCAATATGGTTGTACCCCCTCGGAAACGCGGCGCGCGGTCCATTGATGGCCAAGAAGCATTTGCACCATACTTTAGATTGATTTTTTGGGTGCGACACAAATGTAGACGGCAGCCGTCTACACGGCTGGCACGGGTCGAAAATAGAACGTCCGCTTGCGGATCAAAGGCCAAGGCCCAGTTGCCAACTCGGCGCAGGCGATCGGGCTCGTTATTAAGCATTAGATCTAAACCGTTCAGCCGTCTCTGATTTCCCGTCGAGGAGGGTCGGCGGGCGGTGACGTTCCATTGGGTGGAGCGCGTCGGGGGACTACCATGCACGCTGAGGTCGAAGGGCGCCGGATCCTCGTAAGCGTGGTCCGGAGCTGGATCGGCACGCCGTACCATCCCGGCGCCGACCTGCGCGGCGTCGGGGTCGATTGCGGCATGCTCCTCGTGCGCGTGTTCGTCGATGCCGGCCTCGTGCCGGCGTTCGACCCGCGCCCCTACCCGCAGGACTGGCACCTCCACCGCGACGACGAGCGCTACCTCGGCTTCGTGTTCGATCGTGCCGCCGAAGTCGCCCGACCTGAGCCCGGCGACGTCGTGGTGTTCCGTTACGGCCGCGCCTACGCCCACGGCGGCATCGTCACGGCGATTGAACCGCTGACGCTGGTGCACGCCTTCTCGCCGGCCCAGGCCGTGATCGAGGAGCCGATCGCCCGCAATCCCGTCCTGGCCGAGCCGGGCCGGCACCCGCGCTTCTTCAGCCTCTGGGCCGCACGCGCGACCGCCGAGGCCGACCAAATCTGAGACCGCCATGAGCCTGTTCGGCGGGAAGAAGCGCACCGTCCGGCCGGACTACACCGGCCTGCAGGTCCAGACCGCCTCGAGCGCGCTGCCGATACCGATCGTCTACGGAACCAACCGCATCGCCCCGAACGTCATCTGGTCCGACGGCTTCCAGACCCACGCGCAGCGCGGCAAGAAGGCGGGCGGCAAGGGCGGCGGCCGCCACGGCGTCACCGGATACACCTACTCGACCTGGATCATGTTCGGCCTGGCCGAGGGGCCGGTCCAGGGCATCGGCGAGGTGTTCAGCGGCCAGTCGGTCACGCCGTTCCCGACCAACTTCCTCAGCCTCATCCCCGGCGACACACCGCAGCGGCCCTGGGGTCCGGCGCTGGCCCGCTACCCGGCCGCCGCGCTGCCCTACAACGGCACTGCCTACCTCGCCTCGCCCTACTTCGACCTGGGCTCCAGCGCGACCATCTCGTCGATCGCCTTCGAGGTCGTCGGGCGGCTGGCCGGCACTGCGGGGCCGCTCGGGCAGGACGCGGACCCGGCCGAGCTGATCTCGGACTTCCTGACCAACGCGCAGTACGGCGTCGGCCTGCCGGCCTCGGCCCTCAGCGGCGCGGCCCTGTTCGGCGCCTCGGGGGACGCGTCCTACCAGACCTACTGCGCCGCCCTCGGCCTCGGGCTGAGCCCGGCGCTCACCGACGCCGAGACCGCCAACGCGATACTGGCGCGCTGGCTGCGGCTGACCAACAGCGCGGCGGTGTGGTCGGGCGCGCGGCTCAGGATCGTCCCCTACGGCGACCAGGTCGTGACCGGGGTGACCCACTCGGGCGCCAGCGTCACCTACGTGCCCGACGTCGCGCCGGTCTACGACCTCACTGACGACGACGTCCTGGCCGCCGAGGGCGACGATCCGGTGCGGGTCGCGCGCAGCGATCCCTACGGCCTGCCCAACGTCCAGCGCGTCGAGTGCTCCGACCGGAGCCACGGCTACACCGCGACGACGGTCGAGGCGCGCGACCAGGGCGCGATCGAGCGCTACGGCCTGAAGGTCGGGGGGACCATCACCGCCCGCGAGATCTGCGCGCTCTCCATCGGGCGGCTCGTGGCGCAGCTCGCCCTGCAGCGGGCCCTGTACATCCGCAATACCTACACGTTCCGCCTGTCCTGGGAGTTCTGCCTCCTCGAGCCGATGGACGTCGTGACCCTGACCGATCCGGGGCTCGGGCTCGCCCGAACGCCGGTGCGCATCACGGCGATCGAGGAGGACGAGGACGGGCTCCTGACCATCACGGCCGAGGAGTTCCCGCGCGGGACCGCGACCGCGGCGCCCTACCCGGCGGTCGGCGCGACTGGATCGGCGGTCGACCGCGACCGGGCGCCCGCGCCGGTCAACGATCCACTGATCTTCGAGCCGCCCGCCGCGCTGACGGCCGGCGTGCCGCAGGTCTGGATCGCGGCCTCGGGCGTCAACGCCGACCCGTACTGGGGCGGGGCCAACGTCTGGGTCTCGCGCGATGGCGCCAGCTTCGTCGAGATCGGCACGATCACGGGCCCGGCGCGCCAGGGCGTGCTCGCCGTGGATCTGGCCGCGCCGGCCGGGCTCAACCCCGACCGCGCCAACACGCTCGTGGTCGATCTTGGCCGATCCGGCGGCACGCTCGCCTCCGCCGATGAGGCCGACGCGCGGGACGGCGTCACCCTCGCCCTGGTCGGCCAGGAACTTATGTCCTTCGCCAACGCGACGCTCACCGCGCCGCACGTCTACGCCCTGACCTATCTCGAGCGCGGGCTCTCCGGCTCGCCGGCCGGCGCGCACCCGGCCGGGGCGCCCTTCACCCGTCTCGATGAGGCGGTGTTCCGCTACAGCGTGCCGGCGGCCTACATCGGCACGCCGCTCACCGTGAAGCTGCAAGCGTTCAACATCTTCGGCGGCGCGGCTCAGGACCTCGCGACCTGCACGCCCTACACGGTGACGCCGATCGGCTCGGGCCGGTTCGGTCCGGTCGCCGAGACCCTGGCGGTCGGCAGCGGCCCGGATCTGGGGTTCGCCTCGCAGGCCGCCACCCGGAGCGACGATTTCGGCTTCGCCTCCGACCCCTACCCGAACTTCCTCGATCTGGGGCTCGCCTCGTCATGAGCGTGCGCACGCAGTGGCTGCGAGACGCGTGGTCGTTCCTCGCGACCTTCGTCGGCAGGCCGGGTGAGTTCGTCGTCGACACCACGAACTGGCGCCTCGTCGTCCACGACGGCGTCACGCCCGGCGGTCACCCAGCCGTCTCCGCGGGCGACCTGAAGGGCGGCGTGCCGGCCCTGGGCGTCAACACCGCCGCCGACACCACCAACCGCCTGGCGGTGAAGTCCGAGGCGGTGCTGCTCTCGTGGGACGAGGTCACCCCGGGGGCCGGCAACATGCGGCTGACCCTCAACAAGAAGGCCGCGACCAACGACGCCGGCCTCGTGCTCCAGACCGGCTACGCGAGCCGGGTCCTGTTCGGCACGCTCGGCAGCGACGACCTGACCGTGAAGACGAGCCCGGACGGCGCGGCCTTCCGGACGGCCATGACGGTCGCGGCCTCGACGGGCTATCTCGGCCTGTCGGGGGTGACCGATCCGGGCGCGCCGGTGCACGTCCAGGGTCTCGGCGCGAAGCCCGCCGTGCAACTCGACGCCTACGGGGGCGATGCCGCCGGTAATCACGGGCCCGTCGCCAACTGCCGCGCCCGGGCCGCGCGGGGCGCGCCGGGCGCGCCGCTGCCGCTCAAGGCGACCGACACACTCCTCGGCCTGTTCGGAGCCGGCTACCACACGGGAGGCGCCTACACGGCCGACGCCGTCGCGCTGCTCGGTGTTGCGGAGGAGGATCTCACGGCGGCGGCGCAGGGCACCTGCCTGGATGTCCAGACCACTGCGCCGGGCACGACCACCCGCCGGTCGGTGATGAAAGTCCGCGGCAGCGGCGCCTTGGAGCTGCAGCCACTCTCTGCGGAACCCGCGGGCGGCGCGCAGGGCCAGATCTACGCGGATAGCACCCTCACGGCGCTCCGATGGCACGACGGCGCCGCCTGGCGTCGGATCACCAACTTCGCCAAGGCCGCCGCGTCCACGAACTTCGACAACTACATCCCCGCGAATGCCTGGACGAAGGTCCAGTTCAACATCACGGAGAGCAACGACCAGGGCGCGTTCGACGCGGCGAAGAACCGCTTCGTCGCCCTCGAGGCCGGCCTGCACGGCTTCGACGTCGCGCTGACCTACAAGCGCAACGGCTCGAGCGCCCCGACGGCGCTGGAGGTGCAACTCTACCGGAACGGTGCGGCGGCCGGCCGCGGGCGAGCCGCAGAGACCGGCGCGCTGGTCGACGGCGTCAGCGCGGTCAACCTCGCGTCGGTCCTGAAACTGGCGGCGAAGGACATCGTCGAGGTCTTCGTCCGGTTCACCGGCGCCGACGGCTACGTGGCGGCGGCCGATTCCTTCTTCGGCGCACGACAGCTGCCGTGATGGCGTCCAGGCGCCAGTAGGGCAGCGGTTCTCATCCGACGCTGAAGCCCGAACCAAGGCGATGAGCGCGGCTACGCCTGGACAGGAGTCTCTCATGGATCTCTCTCCCCTCGGGCGCGCGGCCCTGGCGGCGCGCGAAGGCTGCCGGTTGCGCGCCTACCGCGACAGCGTCGGCGTCTGGACGATCGGTCGGGGTCACACGAGTACCGCGGGCCCGCCCGTCGTGACCGAGGGGATGACCCTCACCCAGGCCGAGGCTGACGCGCTCTTCGCCGCCGATCTCACGCCCTACGTCGCGGCTGTGCGCGCTGCGCTGGCCAAGCCGGTGCCGCAGCCGTTTTTCGACGCCTGCTGCTCGCTGTGCTTCAACATTGGCCAGCCGAACTTCGCGCAGTCCGGCGTCGTGCGCCTGGCCAATGCCGGCGACCTGCAGCAGGCGGCGGACGCCTTCCTGCTGTGGGACCGGCCAGCCGCGATCCGCGCGCGCCGGCAGGGCGAGCGGGACCAGGCGGCGCTGTCCGCCTACGGCCTCGTCTACGCCCGCCGGGGCGATCCAGCACCGGTGCGCGCGACAGGGGGATCGGCGCCCGCCGCGCCGACGCGTCCTGACCCGCTCGCGCCAGTGACTGGCGCGGCGGAAGCGGCGTCGGAATCCTGGTGGTTGCGCCTGCGCGACGCCATCCGCCACAACATGCAGACGGGTGCCTGACCATGGGATTTCTAGCCATTCTCCCGGCCTTGCTCGGCGCCGTCGGTCCGATCCTCCAGAAGGTGCTCCCCGACGAGGGGCAGCGCCTCCAGGTCCAGCTGGAGCTGCAGCGGGCGCTGATCGACCAGCAGGACGATCTCGGCCGGGCCATGGCCGAGGTGATGAAGGCGGATGCGGGGTCCGAGAGCCCGCTCGCCCGCAACGCCCGGCCGATCACCGTGCTCTGGGCGCTGGCGATGATCACCTGGGTGGGCGTGGTCGCGCCGATGCTCGGCCTGCAGGTCGAGGTTGTGGCGGCGCTCAAGGGCGTGCCGGCGGAGCTGTGGTCGCTGCTCACCGTCGGGATCGGCGCCTACATGCTGGCCCGCTCGGTCGACAAGATCGTGCCGCAGGTGGTCGGGCCGAAGGGCTGAGCCTCGCGGCCCCGGGCGCGCCCCGATGACGGACGAGACCCCGCCCCGGGCCCGGACGGCGCGGCCGGGCCGCGGCGAGCGAAGGACCGGACCCATGGCCGACCATCTGCCCGAATGGATCGGGCGCCTGATCGAGCGCGTCGAGGCCACCGGCCGGCAGATGGATGCGCTCGGGGGCAAGCTCGACCGCATGGACGAGAAGCTGGAGGGCGTGGCCTACCGGCGGGACATCGAGCACTTCGTGGCGCGCGACGAGATCGAGCGGCGGATCGACAAGGCGGTGGACGGGGCGAAGGCCGAGGCCGCCAAGGGTCTGGCCGAAATCGCCGGGCAGGTGCGGGATCTGCGCAAGATCGGCTGGGGGCTGGCCTCGGCGGCGCTGCTGGCGTTCGGGGGGATCGTGCTGGCGAAGATCGGTCTGGCGGGGCGGTGAGCTGGATCGGGGACCGAAACCGCCCGCCATCCCCGCATAGGCGAGGCCTCGACATTCCCCCAGCGCGATCACCTCAAACCGCCCGGCTCCGATCGCGGTGGTCTTTTCGTGCCCTCAGTCAGGCTTCGATCGCATCGCAGTAGCCCCAAGCCGCGATTTGCTTCTAGATCGGATCAAAATTCAGACGGTAATGAACATCGTCGATGCTGGCCTGTATTAGTTCGAAATTTTTTCCGTATTTGCTCGCTAATTTTATAATTTCAGATTTGTGATCAGCGCTTATATTTTTACCAAAAATGATACCGACTAGATCGTTCGGGTCGAAATCATGCGACCCCGCTCCCAAAGCCGGGTTTATGACGCGCCACTCATCTTCGTATGCCCAGAAATCAGCTTTAAATAAAATAGATTTACGTTGTATTTCCTCAGATGGTTCACTTATAATATTCATTATAGGACGATCCGCAGAGTACAAAACCTTTCGAGCACTTGTTATCCATGACTCAGGTCGAAGCCTAAATTTCAAGCAGATGCCAGAGTGCGAAGACGCGTAATGCGACCACATGAGCACGTGATCAAATCGTGATGTTAACGAAAGGACGCCAGCAGAATTTACCGCCTCATCGACCGATTTTTTCATGGCACTCTGAATGAAATAACTATCGTGTCTTCGATTGGGATCATTCATTATTTCAGAAATCATTACGCGACGTTCGTTCCTACTCATTGCCGGATTGAATTTTTTGAAAAGGCCATTCACGTAGTCTCGAAATTTGTCGTCGGTAGCTGACGTGGAAACAACAGGAACGCAATCGAACGGGTCATTGAAGTTGAGAGGCTTAGAAAGCCACAGCGAATTTTTACGAAGTATGTCCAAGGTATAATTTGCAGATGCGTTGTCGAGCGCACGGAATTTATAAAGAAACTCGGGCTTGCCAGACGATACAGAAGACATATCTAAACCCGCGGCTTTCCACTTCGGCAA